AAAGGTGGTAGCAACAAGGATGGAGTGCGGGTTGAATCGAAGTCCGCCAACCGATCTTTTCGCAGGGATTCCAAGGGTAACTTGGTGTCCGAGACCAGCAAAAAAGAACGCAAGCGACCTTGACATGTAACCCTCTTTGCGTAGAATGATCTGCACTGATGGCTGTCTGTGTGTTAGGTGCAAGTGATACGGACAGAGGTATTAAGTTGCCTACAGAGTAACTGCACCAGCTAACGCCCCTGCTTTCTCCTTTCGGCTTTCTGGGTGGTGAGTTAGCCGAGTGACTACCGCAAGTAGTCAACCCCCGACTGATTGTGGAAATGCCACTTTCGGTCTATTTGGCATTTGAAGGACACGAAAACGAATGACGAAAGCAGAATTTGAAGCGCTGTTAAAACTACAAGACCGTCAACTATTAATGTGCAATGTTGTAAATGTTTTGCATAAAGAACAACGAGCTTTGTATTCGGCTGATGTAGTTGATAGACGCATCAATGTTGTTATGACCGGTGACCCAAAGAAAACACCAACCGCCGCAGTGCAAAGTTCAATCGCAAAATACTACCGACAAAATGCAAATCATTGATAACAAAGCATTGCTGCTTAAAGTGCGTGACCCGAGCCGCATCACGACGATCATCCCTAAGTCCAAGGCTACGGGTGAACATGAAGTGCTAGTGAAGTGGGGGCTGGAGGAAGCCCAAGTTCTGCGCAACATGCAGATCAAAAATGTACCGTCACCCATTGAGTCGCAATACGAGTGGACGGGTATGTACAAACCGTTTGACCATCAGAAGGTCACATCATCATTTCTCACCATGAACCGCAGGGCGTTTTGCTTTAACGAGCAGGGCACGGGCAAGACATCAAGCGTCATTTGGGCAGCGGACTACCTACTAAATATTAAGGCGATCAAGAAGGTGCTTGTGCTGTGCCCACTGTCCATCATGTCCTCTGCATGGGAAGCTGACCTATTTAAATTTGCTATGCATAGAACGTGTGCGATAGCCCATAGCTATTCAAAGGAGAAGCGCCTTGAGGCAGCGAACAGCGATGTGGATTTTGTTATCTGCAACTACGATGGCATGGAGATCATCAAAGACCACGTAAAAAACTTTGACCTCATTGTGATTGACGAGGCCAACGCGTACAAGAACGTAGCAACAAAAAGATGGAAGTTGCTTAACTCCTCTATAAGACCTGACGCTTGGGTGTGGATGCTTACAGGTACACCAGCATCGCAGTCACCGACTGATGCATACGGCCTAGCCAAGATCATCAACCCATCAGGTGTACCCAAGTTCTATGGTGCGTTCCGTGACATGGTTATGCAGAAAGTTACAGCGTTTAAGTGGCTACCCAAACACACATCAGAACAAGTGCTGCACGATGTATTGCAGCCCGCTATACGCTTCACAAAAGAGGAGTGCCTAGACCTACCGGACATGACGTATGTGACCCGCGAAATCCCGTTGACAACTCAACAGATGCGGTACTACGAAGCCATCCGCAAGAACATGATGACCGTCGCAGCGGGCGAAGAAATAACAACTGTTAATGCAGCGGCTAACCTTAACAAGCTGCTACAACTTTCGTGTGGCGCTGTGTACTCGGATAGTGGAGAGACCGTATCGTTTGATGCCAAGAGCCGCATGACCGCACTGCTTGAAGTGATCGAAGAAGCAAGCCACAAGGTCATTGTGTTCGCCCCGTTTAGGCACATCATTGATATTCTTCATGAAGAATTAAAAGCCAATAGTATTAATTGTGAAGTGATACACGGAGGCATATCCGCGACACGCCGCACCGAAGCATTTGCCCGCTTTCAGAATGAGAAGAACCCGCAAGTGCTGGTCATCCAGCCCCAAGCCGCAGCGCATGGAGTCACGCTGCATGCGGCAAACGTAGTAGTGTGGTGGGGACCAATCACCTCTATAGAAACGTACCTACAAGCCAACGCACGTGTGCATCGTGCAGGGCAACGCAACCCCTGTACCGTGGTGCATTTGCAGGGGAGCCCAGTAGAGAAGCGCGTCTACAAGATGCTGTCTGAGAAGGTGGACATACACACCCGTTTGATTGATCTTTATAAAAATATTGTGGAGGACACTTGACAAAGTAAAGTAGTGGCCTTATATTTAGTACTGGGCACAACGACCCAACCTTTTACAAACGAAGGAGTAAGCATGTCAGAACCAACCGCCGAACAATTGACGAAAATTTACGTCAAGATACGCGACAAGCGCAGAGAACTTGCAAAGCAAGACGAGGAGTTGAAAGCACAACTGGACACAGTGAGCGGACATCTGCTTGAGATTTGCAAAACGCAAGGCGCATCTACTATCCGTACTGAATTCGGTACGGTGTCACGAAGGGTTTCCAAGAACTACTGGACTAGCGACTGGGATTCCTTTTTCAAATTCATCAAAGAACACGATGCTTTTTCGCTGATGTTTCATCGCATCAATAGCGTAAACATGTCGCAATTCCTTGAAGAAAACCCCGATCTTCTTCCGCCGGGGCTAAACGCGGAAACAAACCAAACCATCGTAATTGTTAAAAAGTAGGAGTAACTATGAGTAATGAACTCGCAATGTTGGACTTAGGTCTACCGGCATACCTTAAAGAACTGGAACTAGATGACGCAACCAAAGCCCTGATGGGTGGTAGCGGTAGTGGTGGTATGAAACGTATCTCCATCAAGGGCGGCGTATGGCGCATGATGGTCAACGGAAAAGAAGTTGCCAAGAATGAAGATCGTGCTATGAACGTGGTCATCGTTGCCGCTGCTCCTAAAGTGTCGCGCACCTTTTATCTCAAGCAGTATTCCGAAGGTGGTGAGCCCCTTGCACCTGACTGCTGGTCTGCTGATGGTGATTTGCCTGACGCTAAAGCAAGCATGCCGCAATCTAAACGCTGCGTGGACTGCGATAAAAACTTAGCTGGTTCGGGCCAAGGCAATAGCCGCGCATGCCGCTTCAGCCAACGCATCGCTGTTGTGCTGGGTAATGATTTGCGTGGGGATGTGTTCCAACTTACGCTTCCCGCTGGTTCTATCTTTGGTGCAGGAGAGCCGGGCAAGTGGCCTCTGCAAACGTATGCAAAGATGATTGGTGCAAAAGGTGTTCCGGTTACTGCTGTGGTTACTGAAATGCGTTTTGATACCGATAGCGCTACGCCTAAGCTGACGTTTAAACCTATCAAGGTGCTTGACCCCGCTGACCATAAGATTGTTATTGAGCAAGGTAAGTCTGAGTCCGCTATCAAGGCTATCACTATGACCGTGGCAGAAGCGGACGGAGCCAAGGTACAACCCGAAACTAAGCCAAGTGCCCCCGCTGCTGAGCCGAAAGCTGAAACGATTCCCGAAACGGTTCCTGAGCCAACCAAGCGCAGCGCGAAGAAAGAAGAAGAGCCGGAAGCCAAAAAGGATTTGTCCAAAATCCTTGACGAGTGGGATGATTAATCATGTCCAAGGGTTACTCACTACTTACATCACGAGAGATCAAGGAAGCCAATCAATCTCTACTTGGTGTGCAGCTTGGAGTAATCTGCGTTAACAAGAATATACCTGTCAAAGACGTTGCTGAGTTTTTTGAAGTAAGTCGAGTAGCGGTGTATTCTTGGTTCCGAGGCAAGACAGTTGTTTCGGGTAAACACGCGGACAAAATGCACAAGTTAATTGCTAAGTTAAGCTGATGGTTTAAGGGGAGCTAGGTTAGCTACCGAAAAGGGCGATTACCGTCACGCCCCTGCTCACTCCTTTTTTGATGACGCATAAGGACGGATATGACCACGAGGAATGAGTTTCTGACTCTGGTACTCCCGCCGCTGCACGAAGGTGAGCATTACTGCGCCTTTGGCATTAAGACGGTGGACGAGAAAGATGTTGTTCGGCAAAAGTTTGTTGGCAGCATAGAGGAGATAAGCGCACGAGCAGATGCGCTGGTTGCGGAAGGATTCAATGCGTTCTTTGCTATGGCTAAATTTGGCAACCCCAAAGATGGTCGTACTACGAACAACGCGCTATCCCTTAAGTCGTTTTATATTGACCTTGATTGTGGCCCGGGTAAACCCTATGTTGACATAGGCACGGGGCTTGTTGCCTTAAGAAGTTTTTGTAAGACTACTGGACTGCCACGCCCTACGATTGTGAAGTCGGGGTTAGGTGCGCACGTGTATTGGGTGCTGGATGCAGCTATCCCCCGCAAGGAGTGGAAGCCATACGCTGACCGCCTCAAGGGGTTATGCGTTGAGCATGGGTTTGATGTTGACCCTGCCGTAACTGGCGAAGCTGCGCGGGTACTGCGTGTGCCTGAGACCTACCACGTTAAAGACCCAACGAATCCGATTTTGGTTGAGGTACTGCATACAGCGCCTACGCTGACATTGAGCGCGGTTCAGCAGCTACTTGCCCCAAGCGACGACATACTTAAGGCACTAGAGAAATCTGAGTACCGCCGCCCAATGGATGCGGTCACGATGGCGCTTATGGGTAGCAGCCAGTCACGGTTTAAGACCATCCTTATCAAGTCGGTAGAGGGTACGGGATGTAAACAGATACTTGACATCTTTGAGAATCAAGCAACGGTTGACGAGCCACTGTGGAGAGCGGGACTGAGCATTGCCCAGCATTGCGTTGATCGCGATAAAGCTATCCATGTAATATCCAACAAGCACCCCGAGTACTCGGCTTACAACACAGACCGCAAGGCCAACGAGACAAAAGGCCCGTACACCTGCGAAACATTTAAAAAGTTAAATGCCAGTGGTTGCGATGGTTGTACACACAAGTTTACTTCTCCTATACAACTTGGTAGGGAGATTGCCGAGGCTACTGAAGCAGATAGCATCGTCATGGACTTGGAGCCTGAGACAAAAGAACTCAAGCAATTCGTTATCCCTGCGTACCCGTTCCCATTTTTCCGTGGTAAGAGCGGTGGCATCTACATCAGGGACAAGGACAAGGACGATAACGATAAAGAAGAAATTGTTTACCCGTATGACTTTTATGTAGTCAAGCGCATGCAAGACCCTGATTTGGGTGAGACGTTGTTACTGCGACTGCACTTGCCGCAGGACGGTGTACGGGAATGGATTATGACGTTGCCCAATGTCCTGTCTAAAGAAAAGTTTATCGGGACTGTGGCTTCGTTTGGTGTAACCGCATTGGGTAAGAAGCAGGATTCCTTAATGTTCTACATAACTAAATGGGTGGAGACCCTTCAAATGAATTCAAAAGCAGAAAAAGCACATCGCCAGTTTGGCTGGATTGAGGACGAGTCGGGCATCATTGTTGGCGATAGAGAAGTACGCGCCATTGAGACGGTATATAGCCCGCCATCCGCACCTACGCTGCCACTGGTTCCGCTGTTCCAAGTTAAAGGCGACTTTCACGTATGGAAAGAAACGATCAACGCGTATGCTAGACCGGGCATGGAGTGCAGAGCGTTTGCCTTCTTCATGGGGTTTGGCACATTGCTGATGAAGTTCACCAACTTGGACGGGTTCTTACTCAACTTGGTAAGCCGCGAGTCAGGTTCGGGCAAGACCACAATCTTGCAAGCTATCAACAGTATCTACGGCAGGCCCAAGGAATTACTGCTATCCCCTAAAGATACATACAACTCCCGCATGAGCCGTCTTGGCGTGATGCAAAGTTTTGCGGTGACGATGGATGAGATAACAAATATGTTACCTGACCAAATGTCTAATCAAGTGTACGACGTTACTTCGGGTCGTGGCAAAAACCGCATGAAGCAGCACGATAACGCAGAGCGTAGGAACGACACCAAGTTTCAGACTGGCCTTATTACTTCGTCTAATCGTTACATTACCGATGCACTGCTGTCTATAAAGGGATTCCCTGATGGGGAACTAAAACGTATTTTAGAGATCAACATAAAGCCCGATCCGTTTGACGATGCGACATGGGCACGTGAACACTTTGGTAAGTTGATGAACAATTATGGGCATGCCATTGAGCCGTTCTGTCAGGCAATAGTTTCGCAGCTACCGATGGTCAAAGAGAAGCTATCTGAAATGCAGGCACGGATTGAGCGCATTGGGGAGATTAAGAACGCCGAGCGTTATTGGGCGTTGATGGCTTCCCTTGCTATGACTGGCGGCGCGATTGCTAAGCAGCTTGGACTGCACGACATTCCAATCAAGCCGGTTTTTGACTACTCCATTGAGTTAATTAAGGAGACCCGTGTACGTAACCGCGAGTACATGTTTGACAGTGATGACTTCTTGGGCGGCTTCTTGCAACGGCATTTCAACGAAATCTTGGTTATCAACGGTACTAAGGACGGACGCACTGGACTAGATAGCGGGCCGGTTAAGGAACCACGGGGCGCGTTGACTGCGCGGTATGAGCCGGATACCAAAATGCTATACGTTGTAACCCGTAGCTATCGTGAAGATTGCGGTAAAAACTTTACCAGCTATGAGGACTCGCTGGCTCCATACCGTAAGAGCGGCGCGTTAGTCGGGCAGAAGAAGAAGCGTATGACTGCTGGCACGACTGCTAACACCCAAGCACCAGTAAATGCTCTGTGCTTTGACACGACTAAGCTGGAGTTCTTTAATGAGAACGTACTGCTAAGTGAAGATTCTGAACCTACCCCTGCTGATTGAGTGGCATAAGTTCCAACCGGGCACATCTTTCTTTGTGCCTTGTTTAGAGCGCAAGCCTGTGGA